TGATGAACAAATTAGAAGATATATTCTACAATTTATTAGAATATTTCATGCTTTCAAAGTCAAAGAAGGTAGTAGGGACGGAGATGATGTAAGATACAATACTGTTCCTATTAGGTATGCAGATCCAAGTAGAATGGTTTCTCATATACTAAGACAAAACTCAGAAAATGTTATTAACAGCACACCTTTTATAGGTGTAAGTATCCAAAGTTTGCAGATTGCAAGGGATAGAACACAAGATCCATTCTTTACAGATACTAAAAGTATTACAGAAAGAAAGTTTAATAACGATACACAAAGTTACGAAAGTGGACAGGGTAATCAATATACTATTAATAGGTATATGCCGGTTCCCTATAATTTAACTATGCAAGTTGATATTTGGACTCCTAATACAGATACCAAATTACAACTTATGGAACAAATATTAGTATTATTCAATCCAACAATACAATTACAACAAAACTCTAATCCTTTTGATTGGACACAAATTGTTGAAGTTGAATTAACGGATATACAGTTTACAAATAGAAGTATTCCAGCAGGAGTAGATGAGCAAATAGATGTTACAACATTGACATTTACATTGCCTATTTGGATTAATCCACCTGCAAAAGTTAAAAGACAAAGTATTATACATGAAATACATAGTAATATTATTACTGACTTTGGTGGTCAATCACTAAGTGAAATTGGATATGACGAAGACATACATGATTTCTTTAGAAGTTTTGATATACAATCAAGACTGATTGTGTCACCAGGTAATTATAAAGTAAGTATTTTAGGTAATTCTGCAACATTATATGACTCAGGCGGAGTTGAAACTAAGAGTTGGACAGATTTATTAGCCATGTATGATAAAGAACTTAAAGACAATACCAGTTTATTAAAATTAAAAATTACAAGCGACCTAGAGGATGATTCACAAGACATAGCAGGGTCTATAGCAAAACATCCAACAGATGATTCGCAGTTAGTTTTTAATTTAGATACCGATACATTGCCTGCTTCAACAATAGGCAATATTAATAAAATTATCAATCCGCATAGCAATATACCAGGCGATGGTACATTAGCCGACTTACAAATAGGACAACGATATTTAATCACAGAAGATCTTTCTAAATCAGGATACCCTGAGTGGAACATTGACGCATTTACAAATGATATAATTGAATATGATGGTTCAAAATGGAATGTATCATATGATGCTAGTGCCAACTCTAATAGTACAGCAATTACTAAAAACTTAAATACTAGTAAAGTATATAAATGGACGGGAACACAATGGCTGAGCATTTACGAGGGCGAATACAATCCGGGGTACTGGACTCTAGTCCTGTAGAACCGTTCAAGGGTGTAGTAGGAGTAGGAACAGTTTTTCTTGCTCTTGATACAGAACGAGTACTTTTACAATTCAGAAACAGCGACAAACGACATAAACACACTTGGGGGTTTTGGGGAGGACTTGTTGAAAAAGGCGAGTCACCTTATGAAGCATTAACGAGAGAGTTAGATGAGGAGTTAGGATTAGTACCAGATATTAATAAACTAAATCCAATAGATGTTTATCAGAGTAAGGATAAAAACTTTATGTATTACAGTTTTGTTGCAGTCATTGAACACGAATTTATGCCAAATCTAAATGGTGAAAGTTGTGGGTATGCTTGGGTAAACATTGGTAATTGGCCAAAGCCATTACATGATGGTGCAAGAGCAACCTTAAGTTACAATAAAGGTAACGAAAAACTTGAAACAATTTTAGATTTACATAGATGTCAGATATAATAGATTTTAAAAAGATAAGACTAGAAAACCTACTAATAAAGTTTGCAAAGTCTAACGAAATACCGCCCGAGTTTATTGACGGTCGTATGAACCCTGATGATTTGCATAACATTTATAAAGGCAATATGTCAGAGTATCATTTAAAATTACTTAATAAAATAAGACGCATACTTGCTAGTAGGTTGCGTAAAAGCCAAGAAAACATCTATGAATCATTTATGGAAGAGTACTTATACTTTTATAAACATCAATGTACTAAGGAAGAGAAATGGCGTTTTCCTATTGTAAGTTCTAAGTATAGAGAAAATCTTAATCCTATAAGAGCATTATATTATGAGTTATTAAATATAATGAATAGTTATAACCCAGAAAGTACAGTACATGTGTTTGTTTTAGATATGTTTAAAGATGCAGAATGGCGTAATACTATTATAAATTGTGTACAAAAAGACATAAAAGCAATAGACAAAATAACATCAACATATCATTATCCATTAGAAAAAATTGGCGAAAAGCCTTTTGAATTCTTTTATCTTTTGGAACTTAAGAAAGACCTTGCTTCTGCTAGAAGTGTATTCCGCTCAATGGAACATTGGTCACCCGACGAATAATTACTTGTAAAGTTTTCTAACTACACCGTCAAATAATGGTGCATACATTTTTACAGGCTCTTCTTTACCTTTTACAGTAACTTCGCCTATGCTACTAAATGCAATATTAGGACAGTCCATATAAGTATATTCAGAAACAATAATGGGTGTGTCTTCTGCTCTTGTTTGTGCTTCTAATCTAGCACCTAAGTTTACAGCATCGCCTACAACACTATAATCTAATCTAGTTTCAGCACCCATGTTACCAACAATACATGTACCTGTGTTTACACCTGTACCAAATTTTACTCTTGGCAAGCCACGTTCTTCCATTTCTTTTTCTAGTTCGTCACCAAGTAGTTCAATTTCTATTGCTGTTTTAACGGCCATCTCAGCATGATTTTCACATGGTAAAGGTGCATTCCAAAATGCCATTATACAGTCGCCCATGAACTTGTCTATTGTACCACCATTCTTCAAAACTATTTTTGTCATTTTATCTAAGAAACTGTTTATAAGTTCTACTAATCCTTCTGGGTCATCTGCTTTCATATACTTTTCTGATATGGGTGTAAAGCCGACTATGTCAGCAAACATAAAACTCATTTCTTTTCTTTCACCACCTAGTTTCATTAAACTAGGATCTTTAACTAACATATCAACATAGTCTGGGGATATGTAAGTACCAAACTGCCCTTTGATTTGTTGACGTAATTTGTATTGTTTATAGAAATTATTAAATGCTGATTGTGTAAAAATTAAAAAGCCACTTAGTACAGGAAAAGTTGCATCTAGTAATTGTAATTTATTTTGATATAACCACACACTACCATATGCTTCTCCACCTAAAATTAAGAGTGAAATAGGTGCTGTCCACAGTAAAGGCAGTCTATACACCGCGATGGCTATTAAAATCATGCCACACAACGCACACAGAAGTTCTATAAGCGACGATAATTGGTTACGGGTAATGTTACTACCATCTATAAAGTTTTGTAGCATGTGTGCTTGTATATGCTGTGGATATAAATTGCCTCTTGGTGTAGGCACAGGGTTTGCAACACCTTCTGCTGTTACACCTATAATTACCCATTTGCCCATTAAGTCAGGTATGCTTTCTGCACCTTCATATTCTACTTCATCAAACGTGTTGTTAAATCGTATGTATGCTGTTCCGTTTGGTAGTGTTGCTATTGGATCAAATGGAGGAACTGCAACTTCTTGTATTCCTATTTCGCTTGTTTTAATAATGTAACTAGGTTTGCCGGTATGTACTCTTAACATTTCAACTGCAAAACTAGGATATATTTTATCACCTACTGTGATTGCAAGTGGGTATGTTCTTGTTTGATTGTCTGGTTGTGGTGCTGATGCATTTACACCTTTACCATTACTTACTACTTCTAACATAGGAACATTTGTAACTAAGTTAGGCCATGTAAGTAAATAGTCTTTTGCAGGAACAGGTCCTATTGTGCCTGTGCCTATATGAGGTCCTGTTGACTTTACACCTTTTACACTTGGTGTTTGGCTTAATACATTTACATTTACAGGATTTTTTCTTGCTCCTGGAATATTCATAACGTTTTGTTGCATTATACTTGCAAAACTTTCATCGCCTTGGAATCTATCTTCTTCAGGAAACATAATAGTCCAGCCTGTAACACCACTATTTTTAGTTGCAAGATCAATTACCATTTGTGCATAGTATTGTCTTGGAAAAGGATATTGTCCGTATTTTGCTAGTGTTTTTTCGCCAATGTTTAGTATTACAACATTTTGACTTTGTTGTATCTCATCTAATTGTTGGTAACTGTCAAAAACTTGACCACGTAGGCTTTGTAAAGGCGTAGGATCGAATACCCTTAATGCGAGTAGTAGTGCAATTGATACTGCGACTGCGTACCCGCTGTATAACCATTTCATATCAATATTT